GAGGGAAAAAGCGACGACAAGCGTATCAAACGCCTAGTCGTGGACGCTTTGAAAAAAATTGCACGGGACGGTTGACATGAACCGCGTCTTGGGGTATGAAAAGCATATGGTTGCCAAAGGTGGGCCGGAAGCGGCTTCCCTATCATTTGAATCGGCATTTCCAATTACCAATTCCTTCGATACCGGCACGGTCGTCTCGCGCGGTCGGCAATACGGGATCGTCATCGGCGAGGACTATACCGTCCCGATACGGTTCTACAACGCTATGTCCCGCGATCGGGCAGACGTGTTGATAGATGACCTAAACGACATTATAGACTGCGGCCTCCCAGGCGGTGACTGGGTTATCCAGTGCGGTAAGCGCCAACTGGCAAAGAACATGGCCGCGATAGGCTTGGCGTCGTGCGGCCTAATGCTGCGTGTGCAGTCCGCGCTCACGCGCGAAGCCGACGCATGCTATTGGGAATACAAATATCGCTCGCCACTTGACGGCGAGATCGAGGAAGAATTCCGTGCCTCTTCAGCGCTGCGTCTCGCCAGAGGCGCCAAGCGAAAGGGTGCGCACGTTTCCCGCTAACCACCAAGCGAGGCGCCAATGTTCCCCGAAAGCTACCAAGACGTTCGTGCATTCGCACTCGGCATCGCCGCCGACCTCGCTGAGCCGACCGATAACGTCGAAGACCTTCTGGACGTGGCCGACGTGCTGGTTCTCTACGTGCTGACAGGCGATCGCCGCGAAGATGAGCTTGAGTTTGGCGACCTGGACTAAAAGCCCTGCAATAGCCCTTGGGCAAGGCGAGACCGTCGTGATGACGGCCTGTCCCAGCGATGGAGCCCGTGGCACAAAAGCCGTTTGAACCTACACCAGAATTACGCGAAATCGTCGAGATCATGGCGGCTTGCGGTGTCCCGCAAGAGGACATCGGACGCGCCGTCAAATGCAACCACATTACGCTGCGTAAATACTTTCGCGACGAACTGGACCGCGCGGCTCTGCTGGCAAACGCCAAGGTGGCGCGGAACCTGTTTCAACGCGCATGCGATCCTGACGGGCCGCCAGCGCTGTCGATTTTCTGGCTGAAATGCCGCGCCGGATGGCGCGATACGCAATCGGTAGAGGTGGCAGGGCCAGGCGGCGCGCCGATCCAGGTGGACGATGCCAGAGCCAAGCTCGCTGCTAAAATCGCTCGCCTCGCTACCGACGAAAAAGCGCCTGACGATCCTGAAGACACTGAGCCAGAATGAACTGGCGCTGCTCGATGCAGAATGGCACGAACTGCTAAAGACAGACTTCCTGACCTTCGCGACGCATGCAATGGAGCCACTCGGCTTCACACCGGCAGCGCACCATAAACTTCTCATTCGCGAGTTGCAGGCCATAGCTGACGGAAAATGTGACCGTCTTATGGTCAGTATGCCGCCTGGCAGCGCAAAGAGCACATACGCCTCCGTTCTGTTCCCTGCGTGGCTGATGGCGTCAAACCCTAACATGGCACTAATCGGCGCCAGCCACACTGCTGACCTCGCCGAAGCATTCAGCCGCCGCGTCATGCGGACGGTGCGCGAACATACCGACGTGCTGGGCTACGGCCTCGCTACAGAAAGCGTCGGAGCCTGGGGAACGTCACACGGCGCTGAATACAAGGCCGCTGGCGTCGGTGGACCAATAACAGGCCGCCGGGCAGACTGCGCGATCATCGACGATCCCGTTAAATCACGGGCAGACGCCGAAAGCGAAACCTACCGCGAACGCACCTGGGACTGGTATTCGTCCGACCTGCGCACCCGCCTAAAACCAGGTGGCCGCGTAGTGCTCATCATGACTCGCTGGCACATGGATGATCTCGGAGGGCGCCTGCTCGACCGCCAGCCCGGTATGTGGCGCGTGGTCAGTCTGCCTGCGCAAGCTGGCGAAAACGACATGCTGGGCCGCAATCCGGGCGATTGGCTTTGGGCCGACGACGCATACGGATACGGTGCCGATCTGCAAAAAGCGCGCGCCGAGTGCGAAGCCAACGGCCAGATGCGAGACTGGCACGCGCTCTATCAGCAGCAGCCACGGCCCGAAGAAGGCTCGCTGTTCAAGGTCACGCAACTCGCTATCACAGACACCGCGCCAGTCGGTGGCCGAGACGTTCGCGCTTGGGACTTGGCGGCAACGGCTAATGGTGGCGACTGGACAGCGGGCGCGCGTATCAGGCGGTTGCCCGATGGCAGGTTCATAATTGTGGACGTGGTGCGACTTCGTGGCGGTCCAGAACAGGTTGAGGCGGCAATCGTCAACACCGCTGCGCAAGATGGCCACGGCGTAACGGTATCGCTGCCGCAAGACCCCGGCCAAGCCGGGAAGGCGCAGGTGCTCTACCTGACGCGCAAGTTGGCAGGATACAGAGTTGAAAGCTCGCCAGAGACCGGCGACAAGATCACACGGGCTGGCCCGCTCGCCGCACAGTTGAACGTTGGCAACGTGTCGCTGGTTAAGGCGCCAGGAAACGTGGCGCTGATCGAGGAAATGCGCGACTTCCCGAACGGGACTCACGACGATCAGGTTGACGCGCTCAGCCGAGCGTTCGCGGCTCTGATCACGCGGCAGGCAATGAATATCAGCAGTGAGGCATTGCGGCGCATCTGATCGAAGGCTGCGGGAATTCCCGCTCGCCATTCCGGCAAAGAGTTAGATGAAATCGATCCGGCCGGTGCAGACAAGCGCAGGCGCCAGCGCGAGACTGATAGGAAGCGCCGAACCAATGACCGAGCGAGCTAAGCATAAGATCAGCCTAGCGACGCTCGCGGCTTCCGGATCGGCTGAGACTGAGCACTTCACGCCATGGGTCATCCCTACACCGGCACCTGG